GTAAAGTCCGGGTCGCCACGGGTTAATTTCTTAATTTAAATATATCAGCGATAACATGATCGACTAATATTTTACTATGTTCGACTCTGTTGAACAAACTAAAAGCAATAAGAATACATCGCTTATCTTCTTTACTTAATCTATATTTAATTTTTTTATATCGCAGATTTCTGCTTACATCATATGTATTTTTTAGCTGCCATACTTGAGCTTTCGGATGTAATCTTTTCATAACTTCATAATAATAATTAAACACCATGAAAACAATAAATCCTTCGTCTTGAATGCGATAATTAATATATTTCTTATGCTCTTTAATTAATTTACGTATTGTTAGTACGATCTTGATTTCTCGATTGGCGGACATCACTGTCATTATTTAAACCCTTTTACTTAATACAACTTCATCATAAAATTCACACATACCATCAAGTATTTTATTATATATAATTATAAAATTAGAATTTTCGAAGTATTTAAAATAATATAATATAACGACCTGAATGAAAACTTTAACATCGTCGGCTAACGGTATCCGACTTTTAAAATATTTAGCATATTCGCTAACTTCGACAAAGTTAGTATCGGAAAGATGATCGTACCATCCATCTTTAAAATCGTATAATAAACGATGTGCTATATTATATATATCAGATATCATAACGTAATGATCTGATGGATAATTCATCCTCCAATGATTTGAGTGAAGAAACTGATTTATATAAAGTATCATATCTTCTTTTAGCTTGGCACAATGTGTAAAATATTCTTCTTCGTTAAAATATTTAGTAATACTCATAGTTTAAATTTCTCCATATAATGCTGAGCCAGATCGACAAGATCTTTTAATTTAGAATTATTATATTCAGTTGCGTTATAATTAAATAATGCAACGTTTATTATCTTCTTTTCTTTTTTAGATGGATAATATTTATTTTGTGCTTTATGAGACATAACGAGATTAAAATGAAATTTCGACGCAATCGGTTGTATTCTATCTCTTGGATAAGATGCTTTAAACATAGAATAAAATAAATTATAAACAAAATGCACGACGAAACTCTTATCGTGTATCTTATATTTTCTATATCTAAAATTAGAATTAATAAGTTTATATATATATTCGACAAGTCCCTTTTGTCTATCCATCTATAACTTTCCTCCAAACAAATTTTTACTTCGTTCTATTATCATTTC